AATTGAAAACTGTGTAGAGTCAAAACTTGCCAAACCTTTAGTCGCTGTACTTGCAAAAGGAATTGGTGTAGATCCTGCTGCAGTGATCAAACCCTTAGCATTAACAGCAAAGTTAGGAACTGTTACACTATCACCAAAACTACCTACATTAGTATTAACTGTTGCCAGAGTAAGTGCACCGCTAACGTTTGCGCTACCATCAACACTAGAAAGTGTTGCAGATGCATCACCAGTTAAATTCAAGTTACGAGCAGTTGCCCATTTTGTAGTGGTTGCAGCATTACCAACTAACTCAGCATAAACATTAGCAACATTTAAATCTTTGTTTAAATTCCAACGATTATCAAGTGCAGAATATGTAATTGTAGCAGCAGTAAATCCACTTAAAGTAGTGCCAACTGTTAAACCACCACCATCACTTAAAATAGCTGTGTTAGCACTAGGAGCAAGTTGTAAGTTTCGGTCTGCGATTGTAACTGTTGTAGAACTTACAGTGGTTGTTGTACCCTGAACTGTTAAATCACCAGTAATAACTGCATTGCCGTTAACGCTGATGTTTGCTGTGCTTGTATCACCTGCAGTAATTGTACCTGTAACTGTTAAAGCTCCTGCATTAACCGAAGCAGTTGTCAGCGCAGATATGTTAATAGAACCTGTTAAACCAACTGTAACTTTATTATTAGTAACTGTGGCTACTAATCCGTTACCGCCTTCGAATGTTAGTGTATCTGTTAACAGGTTAACTTGATCTGTACCAGTGTCACCTGCAATACCCAAGGTAGTTGCAATATTAGCAGTTGTAACACCAGTTACTAAACCTTTGGCATTAACTGAGATAACGGGAATTGCGGTTGCAGATCCGTAGTCACCAGCTGTAACGCCTGAATTTGCAAGAGTAATAGCGGCACTAACATTAGCCGAACCATCAAAACTTGCTAGTGTGGCGGTGGCATCACCTGTTAAACTTAAGCTGCGTGCGTTTAAAAGTCGTGTGGCAGTAGCTGAATTACCAACTACGTTACCAGTAACGTTACCCGTTAAATCACCTGTTACGTTACCAGTTACAGCACCTGTATGTGTACCGGTAGTATTACCAGTTACGTTACCAGTTAAATCGCCAGTTACGTTACCAGTTACGTTACCAGTTACGTTACCTGTAACAGGCCCAGTAAAGTTACCATTTAAGTCACCAGTTACATTACCCAGTAAGTTACCTACAATATCTAGATAAGCTGCACCTTGTGCATTACGTTTTACTAGTGTGCCTGCTGTTTTTAAGGCGGTAGCTGCATCGATTGTATCAGTAAAGTATTTACCCCCGATTACAACGTGATTTACAGCATTTCCGCCACTTTCAGTGCCTGTACCAATATAAAGTCGGTCACCACCATTTGAGCCATTGTTTGCTAATGCTGAATAAGCTAACTCACCAGCACCCAGTACCGCAGGATTACCACTTAGTTCACTGCGTTTAATTCTTAAAATAGAAGCCATTTTTTATCCTTTAAAATTGACCGGACTCAAAAACTTGTTGATCCAACAAATTTGTAGCAGTCCATTTCTGATTTCCGGCATTATAAACTAATAAGCTTCCTGCCGCTAGTTGGGTTAAGTCTAAATCAGACAGCCCCCTTAACGTCGTAGCTGTGGGGCCAATCATGCCGCCTACTACTACTTTGGTTTGTGATTGCGAAGAAACAACAACAGGTTCCTTGCGCTCAATAATAACTGCATTGTTAACTTCGGTTACAATTACATTAGTTGTCATCTTGTAACCTCTTTGACTAAACTAATATTTCCGCTAAGAAAGGGGATTACGTTACCTTGGTTATCTGTTAATTCACATGAATATACTGCTGCATCAAAATTAAATGTGCCTGTAACTGCAGAAGTAATTTTCAGTGAGATTGTGTAATTAACGGGATCAATAATAATGCCACCATTAGCAGTTGTCATCTCATGTAAAACTGTAGTAGACTCTAGTGTCTCACGAATCTGCATTTGTGCTGTATAGCCAGTAATAGGAATTGGTGTATTGTACTCTACAGTTCCGCCCGAAGTATAAGCACCGTAACCTGCCGAATTAACTTGGTTTAGGGTTACTGTAGTCGATGTTTTGCCAGTAACCAAATAGTAGGCATCTTCGCTAATGGTATTAATATCCTTCATACCTGTAACACCAGTTACTCGTACTCTCCAGTTTAGGGGCACACCATGTGCACTACTAGTAGTGATTACACAAGGCGCTGCTTGAGTAATAGCAGAAATTGGCGCATATTGTTTTGTTTCTGATTCCCATCGAAGCACTTCTTGAAAAGTACTACCTTGATAAATTTTGTAACTAATCTTTGCTGGTTCCATTGGATTACCTTACTTTCTTTGCTGCTGCAAGCGTAGCCGATACTCTAAATTTATTTACTTCTTCTGTTAGAGCTACTACTTCAGTTTGTAGTTGCTGATTTTCAATGCACAACTGTGCTAGTTGAGTATTAAGTAAAATCATTTCTTGTTGCAAGCGATTTAATTCGGTTGCTAGTAAGCCGTTTTGTTCACTCATACGCTCTAGCTCTGTGTGCATTAATGTAATAATACTAGTTTCCGCACCAGTACTTTTCCAGTCTTTTAGCAGTTTCTGAATTCCAACTGAGAAAGCAACAACTGCTAACGCAACTAGTGAAACTGTCTGAATGAGGCTGTGGTTATCAATCTCCACCATAATCAGATCTCCTTATTAGCAGTGGTTGTATATTTAATTATAATCTAAACGGGAAGCATGCCCTTTAGTTTGGGATAAAAGCTTGTCAAGAAAAAATATTGAAATGTTCTGACATTTTGGTATATTATACCACAAGGGCGGGAGTTTGTCAATGCAAAAAAATACCCTGCCCAAAGATTGGACAGGGTATAGTTTTTGCTGAAGTTTAGGGTTAATTAGCCATACCAATTTTGAATGTAACTGGTGGGCCATATACGTAAGCAGACTGCCTAGTATCAGTATTGCCGAGAGTATCTAAAACTGTTCTAGCACCGATTTTTACAGTAGCATTGACACCATAATTCATAACACTGGCGGATCCCTGCGATACTCCAATTGGAAAACTGCCACTAACATATGCAGGTGCGGCTCCATTAATTGGAGTTCCTGCTGTACAGACAAACCAATTCTGAGTCTCATTACCATTTACATTTATAATTACTCTAACATATGTACCAGCAATAACGTTGCCAGTCATAATAATAGTGGCAAATAAAGTTTCACTACTATTATATATAGTTTGACTTGAGCTATAAGTGACAGAGCTTACTAAAGGTATAACTGCGGATACTGCTGGAAGTGTAAAAGTAAAACTTTTATTTGTACTAGTAGTTATAGTTACACTTTGTGCTGGCGTTCCAGCAGGTCTAGCGCTCCAGGTTAACGTAATTTGCTTGTCTTCACTATTTCCTGATACAGTAAAACTAGCTGGGGATATAGTCACATAGTCAGCACCAGCGCCACTTTTACTAATAGTCACTGAAGTACCGTTAGCATAAGAAGAACTATGGTACCAATTAGTACTACCTCCATTGCTTAACACCCCTGTAGGATAGTTAGATATACTATAGCTAGGGCTGGGATTACTGATAATGGTAGAAAAGGCTTGTGATATTGAGTCACCACTACTTGTAGTTGCGTAAATAGTATAGTTATAGGTGCCTGCAGTAGTAGGAGTGCCGCTTAAACTATATATTTGATAATAGCTTCCATAGCTTAGTACACTTTGGGATAAGCTAGTTCCTGTAGGTATAGTGCCACCATAGCTCCATTGAGCAGGATATTGCGAACCGTTAACACTAGCCGTAAATGTTGCCGATAAGCTAGTGCCTACAGTGCCACTGGCTCCACCGCTACGACTAATACCTACCACTTTTTTTGAAGTATCGCTAATTGTCACATAGGTGTCAGCTAATCCATTGTTTAGTGCAAAAGTCAGTGTCTCTGTACCTTCTGTTGCTTGGTCACTGCTTAGAGTAATAGTTACTGCTCCACTGCTACCATTGCTAATAGTACCTGTTAAACTGCCACTACTAAGATCTGCTGAAGTAATCCCTGAAATTGTATAGCCAAAGCTTCCACTTTGATTGGTGGTTAGTGTAAAGGTTACGCTACTGCCCTCATCAACACTAGTAGGCTTGCAGACAAACTATATGTAGCTGCTACGTATCCGCATGTAGGGCTGTTTGTGGTATCGTCGTTATACGTACCCCCACTGCCATTTGCACGTACTTGACGCAGTGTGTAAGTTCCAACCACACAATACGCGTTACCTATTGCAGTACCTGCTGCAAGGTAAACCGAAGTATCGCTTATGGTGATATTACTACTTGTTGTAACAACACTAGTACCTATTTTAGCATTGATTCTAAAGTATTCCGCACCTTCGGTTGTGGAGTCTGCTGATGCCGAATAACTAACGGTAACGCTGCCAGAAGCATTTGATGCACCCACACTATGTGTTGTGGTTGTTAGTGTAACGTCACCAGAACCGTCTAGTAAGTCGCCGCTGGGCGCTATAACTTCAAAAGTAAAAGTTGTATTAGCTGCATAACTATAGTTAAACTGTATTGATCCACCAGTAGGACCTTCATTAAAAGCAACTGGCGTTGCAAAACTATAAGTTGGAGTAACGTTTGTTAAAACAATTTCTTTAAAAGCTACCTCAGTTCCACTAGTACTGCCGGCTCTAAGACTTATTCTGACGGTTGTGTTTGCAGTAGTGATACCGGCTGTAAAATTAACATTTGTACTAAAAGTATTGGAATTTACCGTTACCGTACTTGAGGCTGGTGTTACTAATGTGTTGTCTGTGGTTAAATAAAGTGTGGTTCCATTAACGTTGTTGGCAGTAATAGTTACTGGATAAGTATTTGACTCATTCCAGTTATCTGTTGCTGAAAGAGAATATCCAACTGTTTTACTTGTATCATTTACAGTAATATCACCACTTGTTCCGCCCACTTGTATGCCGTCAACAGTTGCAACAAGTCTGAAGCCTTCTGGACCTTCTGTGGTTTGGTCAGCTTCTGCGGAATACTGTACATTAATGGAAGTTGCAGCATTTCCACTAACTGTCCAGCTACCTGTTATTAAGGCACCATCGCTTGGTCCAGAAATAGTTGCTAGTCCGGACTCAGCGCTTGGGGCTACCAGACCAAAAATAACTGTTTTACCGTTAGCATTGGTAGCGTTAAATGTAGTATACGCAGAAGAACCTTCGTTTACATTATTAGCAGTACTCCAACTATACGTAGGCGTTATACTTGTATCATTTACTGTTACGCTTATGGAATTTGGCAGTCCATCAAGACTTAGTAAAAATACTTCGTTGCCATCAGTCCAGTAGTCATTTGCAAAAGTAAATGTAGCTGTAGCAGTATTGTTGGATATAGTAAAATAGCCAGAAACTCCGCCTGAGGTTAGATCTTCTGTGGATACTCCCGTTACTGTATAGTATATTTTTGTACCATTTGTAACATTAGTTGTGTTTAGTGTAATTGTTACCGACGTGCCTTCATCTCGTGAAGTTGCACTAGACTGCAATGAATAAGTTACGGTTGTACCGCTTCCTCCGGTACCACTAGCAGCTTCGTATAAGTTAGCATCGGCTACAAGCACACTCAAGTCTTGGTTTTTGCCAGTTGTGTAAGTTGTTGTAGCTGAGGGCCAAAAATAATCTTCCAGCGCATAATAAGTTATAAATAGCCGAGTAGATAATGAAGTACCTACGCGTTTAAAAGCAGACTGGTATACGTATTCATCATGTCGTGCAAAACCAGAACCTTGCTTGATCCGCAATGCACCATAGTCGGGTATCATAAAAATAGGACTTGCTGGCATTGACAAAGAAATACTTACAGGAGTAGCTCCGTATACATCGGGATTTGCACCTGCTATAGAAAAAGCAAATGCATCAGATATGCTATAAGGGGCTAGTTGCAGGTTATTACTATCAAAAGTTTTTGTACCGCTGGCATTATACATGCGTAGAGCTGGTCCAGTACTGCTAGGTAAAGTATCTGTAGTAAATAAGTATGCTGTAGGTAAGGTATAGCTTAGAGCAGATCCAGTAGAGTTAGCGTATACATAACAGGTTAATACTCCCATAATAGTTGTTGTAGAAGTTTCAAAACTATACCATACATCATTACCATTATCAGGAATAGTCCACATTACTATATAATTTCCTGCTGCAGTTATTTCTGGAGTACTGTAGCTTCTTTTTACGTATCCTGGATGCAATTGACCGGTAGGCGCTTCAGTAGCTGTGGGCGTAGCATTAAACTCCAGCTTTTGTACAAAGGCTGGAGAAAAATATTCACTGTCAACAAGTAACTCTGAATCGTCATTGATTATCCGTAGACCATAAGTCATAGGTTTCCTTATTTAACAAAAATATGTAATACAGTATCGCCGTAATAGAAAGCAATAATTGTATTAGACAGCCCAGCACCTTCAGTAAAGGTAATAGTAGGTACGTTACTTACATAACTAAGCACCCAATTATGTGCTCCAGGAGCTAGTTGCATTGGTCGTATAGTTCTGCCAGTATACTCAGGAAAACTTTTTGTAGTTACTGTGCCAGCAATACCACTTTTTGCTAGTGTATATGTCTGTCCATAAACCCCGCTTTTGGTGGAGTTTTGTAAGACTACAGTAGTGCCGTCTGATTTATATGTTTTTAACCCATACGTCGCCATTAAATGCTTCCTAGTTTAACTCGAAGTTTACCACCATTATATATAGAAATGCCTGAAGTTGTAATTAACACACCGTTAGTACCGTCACCAGTTACAGTAATATTATCAGTAACAGTTAGTGCACCTGTATTTGCTGTAATAGCTGAAAGACTACCTACTTTAAGTGCACTTAGATACGGTATACCGATCCAGTTAGTTGTACCTGTTGCTGGATTATAGAGACCATCTACTTGATACAAAAACTGCCCAGCAGTTAAAGTAGCAGGCGAGTTAGTTTGCCATGTTACTGATGGGAACCAAGTACCTGTTGCTGGAACCACATCCCCTGTTTCTGACTTATTAGCTGGGGTAGTTGCGGGCGTTCCTGTTGTAACTGCATAAGCTACACGTGCGCTAATACCCTGAGTACCGGAACCAGTAGCTCCGGTATTTCCTGTGGGGCCTTGTGAACCTGTGGGGCCTTGTGAACCTGTGGGACCTGTAGCTCCGTTTGTTGCATAATAACTTTGTGCAACAATAGCTGAAGAGGTCCAATTGACTGTTGTACTAGCAACAGTGGCTGCATCAGTTATAGTAATTGTAGCGGCCCACAATGTTTGACCTTGCAGTCCAGTAGTTGAAGCAGGAGGTGCTAGTGTCCAACTAGTATCTGCTGGTGCAGTAAGTGTAGAGCTTGCCCAAGTATATGTTGAAGTACCTGTAGGAGCACTTGGAATAGTAATAGCTGGCTTATATACTCGTAACGTAATAGTGTTTATACCCGTAGTACCAGTAGCTCCTGTAGCGCCCGTTACGCCAAAAGCACCATTCTGACTAATTGCGCCTACTAATGCACCTGTAGTCCAATCGATTGTAGTAGTTGTAGCAGCAGCTAAATCACTTATTGATTTTGTTGCTGTCCATAGTTTGGCTAAAGGAGTACCTGGATTGTCTGGAACACTAGTTGACCAGCCATCTGTACCAGAGTACGAACTATTAGTTGCAGTTGTCCAGGTATATGTTGATGTACCAGTAGGGGTAGTTGCTGTTGAAGCCCATTGATATAAATAAGCGGTAGCATATTTAGGTGGGCTCACAGCAGTAGCACCGTCACTAACAATGGCCATAACTATTGTTTTAACAATAGGTGTGGTTAGTCCTGTGCCTGTTACACTTAGGGTAACACTTACAGAAGTTGCACTTGCTCCAGGTGTTAATATAACTGAGGCAGTATTGTTAGCGGAAAGAGTTCCGCCAGTAATTGTCCAAGCATATACGGGAGAGGTAATTCCATTTATTACAGCGGTTAAAGTGGCTGTGGCTGGAGTATAAGTACCTGTTGTACTTTTAGAAAATGCACTGTATCCAGAAATGTCAACTGTTTGTGCAGATGCTATTATAGGAATAGCACTTAATTCACTAGAAATAGTATATGCTGTTGAGCTGACGTCATCAATAGCACTAATAAACGCATATCTAACGTAATACGTTGTACCTGCTACTAAAGAGGTGAATGTAGTACCATCTGTTGTTATTTTTGCTATAACAACAGATAAACTTAGAGCATCAAATACTTTATTAGAATCAGAAGGAGTAAAACCAGATGTAGTAGAACACCAAACCCGCACTTTTTCTAGATCGTCGCGCGCATCTGTAGTGCGCACGCGATCATATGGAGTGTCTAATTTTAATATTAATGAACTTACGCCTGCAGATAATGTTGCTGCCATAATATTCCTTTAAACGATATTTCTAACAAGTATAGAGGCATAGGAACTTGTTTCGCTATAATTATTAGTTTTATCCAATACTCTACAAGCTATTCGATAATTAATACCGGCTTCAGATATTCTTGGTGTTGCCGTACCAGAAACAATTAAAGGCACATCTAGTAGATTTAACCTACCCTGTCCTTGGCTTTGCACTTCTGGAATTACAGGTTCTGTATCCCATAAGTCCGTAGTTCCGGTATCACGATAAAGTCTATAAGCATAAGCTTTAAAGTCCCTTGGCTGATCTACAATAGTTGGATCTAAAACAATATAAGTATTTTCTAAATCTACTACTAAAGCTGGAGGTACACTAAAGTTTTTATTTTTACCGTCATTATTGAAAGCAAAATCTTGTGACCAAGGACCACAAATTGTACGATCAGCGTTTGTATATCTGGCTCGTACTTTATAGTTTTTATTAGAAATTAAATTAACAAATTCAAAAGTACTGTTATTTTTATCAATCTCATACAGTGTACCAGGATTAGTGTCCCAAGTAGGTACATCTCCATCAATTATATCAAACTGTACTTTGGAAGCAACAGCTGGTAAATCTTGCGGATTTGTAAATGCTACAATAGCTTTATTCTGATAGTTTCCACTAGCAAGTTGATTACTTTGAGTGCTTGTACTATTAACACTAGTAATAATCGGCGATTTTGTAATTGTGGTTTTAACGATAGAAATATTACTAAGCGACGTCTTAGGGTTAAACGTTAACAATTCTGTTAAGTCTGCTGTGTATATTTCTGGAGAATAATCTACCAGACTTATTCTTGCACTGTATTCATTACTAGGCTCAATAGCAGTAACAATACATTCTTGCGTACTAATATTTGCTAAACCTATCATAAATAAGTTATCAGTTTTTACACCATCAGTACTTAATATTTCAGGTACTGTAATTGTACTAGTATATCCAGTAGTTCCAGTATATAAAAAGTTTCTAGTAACGCTGCCAGTGCCAGCAGTACTAGTTATATTATTTGTGCGAATAAGAATACTGTAATTAGTGTTATTTGTTAAAAGTACGGGTTCTGTTAGTGTTAGAGTAGTGCCTGCTACTGTGTCTCCTACTCCAGGACCTAAGCGTCCGCTGCCAATACCCCACTGTGGTACGCTGTGGCTAATCTTTACCTTATCTCCACGAGTACACACTAAGTGTTCAAAATCTACATTAATTGTGTAAACTTCTGGTCGTAGTTTTAACTGAGCAAAATGCCATCTTGCTAAACGAGAAGCTTGATCTGCATTTGTAACTCCAGGTAAACTTAGTTGTTCAAATAGTGTAGCACCTATTTTACCGCCTTCTGTTGCTGGCCCATATCCATAGTTGTACACAATAATTTCATTAGTTTGGTAAGCTAAATCTTCGTCGCTAATGGTAATACGGAAAGCGTGTGGTAATATTGGTAAGATTTTGGTGGCTTCAAAGCCCCAACTATTGTGCTCAGTAAAATGTTGAACCGTATGTGTGCGTTCGGTGTCAACTACAACACCCCATTTACCATCGATGTAAGTAGGGCTAGCTTTGCCTGCTGCGCAAATATCTCGTAGTGTATCCATAACACTTTGTGTGCTACTTAAAACACTGTTATAAGTAAATTTAGGCGCGTAACTTCCGGTTCCAGTTCCTGGCTGACCACCAGCAACTTTTACTTCAAATGAATTGCCAACAGCGTATACCGCACCAGTAGTTCCAGCTAAAATATTCCAAGAAGCTTGCGTGGTTGTACCCAGACTTTTAATAGTATAGTAACGACCTTTTTGCATACTAGGTGTTGCTACAATTTGTGGTACAGGATTGCAAAAGTTATGCCAAGCTGTTAAACTAGGAATATCTAGTTCTGAAAGAGTAACTCTAAAAGCATTTGCAGGATGCATTAATACGTATACAAATAAACTGGCAGGATTATTGGTTTCGCGCAAGTTTTCCCAACTACTTGTGGTTCTGTCATAGTCCCAGGTAATTGTTTGCACTAGTGCGTTAATTCCATCAATCTGTCCGTTTACTTTATTACTGCTTTGAACTCGTATTCCTGTTTTTGCTAGATAAGTACCGGGTGGATTTACCATAGGCAATTTTTGGCTATCGTATGCTGTAACGTTTGCTAGTATTGCTTTGTGGAATTTCTTTTGATCAACTTCATCTTCAGTTTCGTCGGGATTTGTACGACGAACACGTACTTGATATCTACCTCTTGGTAGATTTTCTACCGAGTGTACCCAGTTAAATGCGTCTTTGCGTCTTTCGAACCACGCACCAGTACCAAAAGTAAGAATAGTGTTTTGACTAGGTTGTATGTTAACGCCGTTATTTGCCCTATAGGTGATTAAGGCGGCAATACCTTTGTCATTGGCTTGATTGTTAACACCACTTAAAGTAATACTGTGAAAACCTGCAGTTAGTTTAATAAAGCCTGTTATTGCTGCAATTGTGTTATTTTCGCCAGCTTTAGGAATCTGTACAGCACGTATACCATCAATTAAAATTTCACCTTGATCATCGCATGCAGCAGTTACTTCATAATACCCTGTGTATGGAAAGTAAAATGATGGTACATTATATATCCAACTACCTCCATAGGCGTTAGGATTATCAGGAGTTGCAGCAGCAGTTGTATCCGTTACACCCCAAATACCATAATCTTTTAAGAACTGACTCCAGTTTCCACCACTGCCTTTTATAACTATTCCTGGTGTGCCAAATAAAGTTTGTGTACTCCATACAGTAACAGCAGCAGCTGTTAAATCAACGCCACTAGCATCTGCATAAACTCTGCCAGATGTTATTTTTACAGTTTTGATTGCAGAGGTACCCCATACAGTATCCATTCCACTACCAGTAGACTCTGGAGTTTCAATTACTGAATATTGTAAGCCATCCGTACCGCTATAAGAATCTACGGGTTGTGTTGCCGCCACTGGTGTAATAGTTCCGGTTGAGCTTTGATATACTTCGTATAGTGGTAAGTATCCAGGAGGTATTTGTGGTTTGTAGGTCTTTGTACCGGACGTTCCCACAAGTGAAGCATAACTGGTTTTGGCATATTCTGCTTGTATTTGTAAACTAGCATCTTGTCCTAGAGTTTCGGTAGCTGCTCCATCAAATCTGGTTATGCCGCCACTAGGCGATAAACAAAATGTAGTATATCTATATAGTGGAACTGCAGTGTCGGCACCTTCACCTTGGCCAGCATAAACCACGCCACTGGGCGGATTCATTGTAAACAGTTGAAATGCTTGAGCATCGCCGGACTTAAAACTATATACATTTACTGAAGAACTTGAATCTTCTTCAGCCCACTCACCTGCTTGATACTGTCGCATCTGAATTTCTATACCGCAGGTGGTAACACCAATGTTACCAGTTTTAGTATTAATCTTACGCATACCTTCTGGAAAAGATAATACAACATCAATTGCATCTGCGTTTTGTACAAGATTAACTTGTTGCCATTTTCTTGTGCCTGCATGGCTGGCGGTTATGTTAGTAGCGTTATTTGTTAATTCTAGGTTTACAGGCCGTTGTTCAACATCACGACCATATTGATTGTTAAAAGTACCATTTATACCGCCTGTTGCACCCAGCACGTAGTCACGGGCAAAACCTTCTATTATAATAGGTCTAGGCACACTAGCTGGTTCACCATAGTAGAAATCATCTATGGGTTTTGAACCAATACTAACGTCTTTGATTGAAAGTGGGCCGAACCCCCACACTACAACACTGTTTAAAATATTTGTTTCTGTTAAGGACTCTACATAAGGAGTAGCACCTAACATTCCTGAAAATCGTACTTTTCCTAGTACGACAGGTATAGCATTAAACTGACTGGCTTGATTAGCTTGTCCAGTAAGTAAGTTTAAGGCATTTGCGCTGCCAGGATCATTTGTTCTGGGCGGGCGAATAGGCGCAATAACGTTTTGTAAAACCATGCTTCCTACTTGGATAGCTACAGTTCCGACTACAGTAGCTTGCGTACCTGTTAAAGTAATTCCTGCCGCATCTCCTAAAAACGTACCGATATCACCTGGCATACCGGTAGTAGCAGTAATTGCAATTGCCGCAAGTGTTATTAGCAGTCGCTTGGTTGACGTACCTTCAGCCACGCTCTTATAAGCTATTTCTTGGCCAGCTTGTACTACAGTAGTCGACCAGTTAGCTTTGGGTACAACTACCCCATCTAACATAATGACTATTTTACTAACTATTTCACTGCTTACGGTATACTTGGATTTTACAAAATCCACAAAGTCCTGGACAGTAGTACCTGCTACTGTCCAGTCACGATATACGCTTAATTTTAACGGATGTGGAACTCCGACCGCTTGCACTTGTGCTTGCGGAGCATACTTATAAAAAGCTACAAAACGGTTTTTCCACTTAATATTATTTAGTGATTCAATTACTGAGTCACTGCCCCTACGAGAGTGTAAAAACTTGTTATTGCCTACATATACACCCACATGCATAGGCTCACCAAGCATGTTAAAAAGACACAAGTCTCCCGCTTCTGGTTGGGCACTTTCTTCCCAGTTATCCCTATACAGCTCTACCACTTGTAAAATACGCGCGTCAGTTCCGCCTGAGTATTCTTCTGAATAGCTGGGTAAGTCTATGCCATATTCTTGCTTATAGAATAGGCGAGCTAATCCCCAGCAGTCAACTCCACTTTCAGTTCTGCCGTTGTCTAAATATCGTAATCCAATATATTTATCATAATTCATTAAAATAGTCCTGGAAAATAGTTAGGTGTAAAACTAAAACTAGGGAATGGCTCAGTATTGTAGTTAACCATACTTAAGTTTAAGGTAACGCTTTCAGCATTGTAACTTGCTGTTGTAATATAAAAGTTCTGCAGTGAAGCCTCTACATAGTCTAAATTACTAGAAACTACTAGTTCTATTAAAACTTTTGTTCGTGACATTAAGTGATTACGAATAATAGTAATCATCTCAGGCGTAACAAAGTTAAAAGAAATTGAGCAATCACCCATACCGCTGTCATTTTCATTAGGCAAGTTTAGGGTCATTGGCAAGAACACATACTCATTAGAGCGACTTACTACCCCGTAAATTACTTCATCGTCTGTTGTAGAAGATAATCTTTGGGTATAGTTATCGCTTAATCTAATAGGAGTTGTTGGTGCGGTAGGACTAGTATTACCGTTTGGATCATAAATTGTCAGCAACATTATAAGCTGTTCGTCTGTTTCAGACGAAAACATAGCACGAATTGCTTGTGGTGATAGTCTACTTAGTCTACTCATTATGGTAATATTTCAAACTTTAAGGAGGTATTCCAGAAACCTGGCGCTAAGTACTGCAGTTTAAAAAACTCGCCATCAGAACTAGGAACTATACGTACTTCTACGTTTGTAAAAGTACGTGGGTGTGGAAAAGTAAATCGCTTTACGCCCAGTAAAGTGTCTTCTATAAAAGTTTCTAATGTTGCGCATTGTGCAGTTGTCATAATAAAGGATAAATCCATTGTATTAACGCGAGTACCTTTACGACGCATTTTTGCAGGACCAGCGTCCGGGTTTGAACGTATAATGTTCAAACCCAAAGACTCTGAAAATCCTTTTTGTGGTACTTGTGGTAGTGCTTGACTAGCCCATGAGGGAATTGGCATACTTATCTCCTTGCTAATGCGGGCCTGTTATTAAAACTACCTGCTAGCGACTGTTGAACTGAACTTCCTGGACGGGCTACTTCACTTGCAACCATATCGCCAATAATAACTTCGATCTTACGATTTCCGCGTGAATCAGTAGTTTCTTTAGTAGTTGCTTGCTGATTACCGTAATTGTTAACAACTACATCAACACTACCGCCACCACCACCTGCACGAACTCCCAAGTTACCATTACTATCGCGCTTTAGGGGCATAATAGCTTCTGGTCCTGCTTCGCCCATTAGTCCAGTGCCTTTAGCAAATTTAAACAAAGTTGGAGAAGATACTATAGAATTAGTAAACATTCCACCTTTGCCAAATTTTTGCAAGCCAGCGTCATAAACCCCACCTTTAGCTTGGACTGACCATCCTGGGCCGCCCATCATTCCATCAGGACTTGCTCCCATTCCACTAGGTGTAGCAAAAATACCGCCTATTAAATTCATTAACCAAGGTCTAGCCGCCTGATACATTGCTAATGACTGTTGTTGCATTTCATACCGAATTAAGCCTTCAATCATTGAATCAATTAAACCCTTGAAGTTTAGTTTACCAGTTTTTGTAAATTCAATTAAGGCATCTCCCATTTGATCAAAACTTTGTTTAAACACTTCACCATAAGCTAGTTGACGATCTGTTAGAGATTGAGTTAAGTCAAGGGCTTTTCTACGACCATCATTAGTTATATCTAACGCACCTTTCTGGGAAGCAAAATTAGCTTCTTCAGCTTTTCTTTGATCTTCTAGAGCTTGTTTTCTTTGTTGATATAGTGGATCGTCTTTACTAAGCTTAGCTAATCTTGAGTCAATTTCCGCTAAAACGTCTGCTCTTGATTTAGATAAAGTTAGTTCAGATTGAGCTATTTCTACAGATAATCTACCTGATTCAAGTGATTTTCTTTGAGCTTCAGCTACTTCACCATATATCATGCCTAAAGATAGTTGTACGCTATAAAGTTCTTGATTAGCACCAAGTTGAGCAGAATTCATCTTTAAAGCATTATCGTCCGCCTGAGATTTAGTATCTCGGGCTAATTTTTCTTTTGATACGCGAAGATCAATCAACTTAATTCGGTCAGTTTCATCTTTAGCGGTCTTTTCAATAGTTTGACGCTCTGCAAGTAACCCCTTAAGTCTAAGTTGATGCATAAACTCTTCGGCGTTTTGTGATATCATTGCATTGGTTATTGCATTTTCAATAATAAGACGTTCAGCTTCTTGTTTATTAAGTAGTGCGCGGTTTTCTAGTTCTTTGATAAGTCCTAAACCAGTTTCTGTAGCAGCACCTGTAATACTTTGTTGATTATTTAAGCTTGTTAGTTGCAGCTGATTAATAGCTTCTTGAGCAGCTTCTATCTGCTTCATATACTCTAATCTACCACCGCGTACACCGCGTTCAGTTTCAACATCTGTTGCAGCACTTTTACCTTTAAGCTCGGTCCTTGTTGCTTGTTGCGCTTGTATTGAAGCATTGTAGTTGGAGATTCTTAGTTTTAGTCTTGCGTCGGCATCTCTGTCACCTGTAGAACTAAAGGCCACAGTACCATTTTTTGCTTGTTCTAGTAGTTCTCTGAATTTTGTAGCGGCTGTTTTATCAGCAGTTAAAGCGGTCCTATCCGCGTCAGGCCCAGCATTAGCTAATGCTGCAATAGCATTAGATTCTTCAATAGTTGCACGTAGTTCGGTATTAGCTTTAATTAGATCAATATTAGTATTAACAGCTTTCATTTGAATACTAATTTCGCGCTGTTTTATTCTTCCTTGTTCTGCTGCAGCTGCTGCACCAGTTAGACCTCCAGCTTTTGCTTGATCAATAACAAGTGCTGCTTTTTCAGCTGCTTGCCCAAGTGCTACATTAATAAGTTCTTTGCTTTTTTCGTAAGCTTTCTCTGCTCCTTTATTAAACAAATCTGCGGATTGTCTAAATATATCGCCGCTTAGTGCAGCTTGTTGACGGCCTGCTAAATTACGAGACTCTTTATTTGTTTCTTGTCGGCCTTCTAGGGCCTTTATTGTTTCTTTATCGTCACGAGTTAAAGGAAAATACTTTGCAGTGTTCTGCCAACCTTGTAGTTCTTTCTTTATTTTTATATCTTCACGATCTAATTGATTAACAGAATTCTTATATGTATTATACGCCTCAAAACTAAGTCTAAACTGTTCTCGCATATTTACGAACTGATTTACAAACTCTTTTCCAAATAGCTGAAACTTTTCAGGATTTTTAGTTAAGTCATCAAATGCAGCATTAATCTCATTAATACCACCACTTGTAACTTTTAACATTGCGGTGCTTACGTCGTTAAGTGATTGACCTAATTTAAATAAAGGGTTGTTATTTGCAGTAGACTGAATAAACTCTTGATATGCCTTATTACTGTTTTCTGTAGCAGATTTAAAAATTTGTAAATTGGAACTACTATTTCCAATTATAGAACTTAGTTTTTTCTGGGCATCGTTATATTTCTTGATAACGGGTTCGCCTTTTTCAAATGCTTTTGTTACACTTGTAATATCGAGGCTTTCTATACCTAAAGCTTGTTTAAGAATAACTTCAGCTTCGTCTTTTTTGCCCATTTCAGCAAATACTTGTAAGGAGTCTTGTAGTGTAGTATTTAAACTTTTTGCTAAATTATTGGTTAAGCCACCACCAAAAAACGTAGCTATATTGTCTTTTAGTTTGTCATAAGGACTAGTTTGCATTGCTCGTTCAAGCTTTTTAGCAGCATCAATAGCAGTATCTACTGAATTTGAAACTTCTAGTTGAGCATTTGATAAAGCTAAGATGCCTTGTATAGTACCTGAAGCAAACGGAGTTTTGTTCAATACTTCAAAAGTTCTAACAAGATTTTTACTGGCATCAGTTACTCCATCTATAGATTTTGAAAATGCTTCGGCTTGTGGTTCTGTTTTTGATAAAGCTGAATCAAGTAAACTAATCGCTTGGGCTACAACACCTGCTACAATTCCCCAAATACCAAAAGCATTTATCAAAGAGCCTAACTTTTGTCCAACAATACCAATTACACCTGCAACACGAGTATAGCCAGCTTGAAGCCTGTTCATTTTGCCAGTACTCTCTACTACTGCTTTGCCTTCTTCATCATAACGGGTAATTATTTTTAACTTTCCCTCACGAGCAAGAGCAATTTCTTGATTTAATTTAGCGTATGCAGCCCTAGAGCCATATATAGCTTGAGTTTCCGCAGTTGTAGACCTAATACTTTCGCCAGCTAGTTTATTTAATGTACGTCTATTTATAATATCATTAGAGCCTGGTGTAGTATATCCTGGCTCAGTACCTTTAATAAGGCCTTCAGAAGCTGTTTCAAAAGCTGCTGTTGCACCAGCACGTATTGCTTTCATCTTTCCAAGATGTAGGGTAAGCGCTTGTGCTTCAGCGTCATTTCTACCCTTTAAGTATCTTGCACGATTTTCTAAAGACTTAATTTCTTCGGGTGTAATAGCAAACGGATCTTTTCCCGCTAGTGCTGCAAAATCTTTACGTCCTTTAGAAAAACCTTGAGCAGACTTTTCTAATTCGGCAATTTTAGCTATTGTGGGCGCACCCTTTTTATACGCTTCGGCAGCTGCTGCACCTGCGCTATCCGCTAAAGCCCCTATCTTTTCTTGTTGATCACTGTATATCTTGGTGAAAACCATTCGGCTTTCATTGGCTGCATTTTGTAAATTCTCACGGTACTGACCTAGTGCAGGTATAGCACTTTTAAGTATTGACGCCCCAATTGCTGCAATAACTGCTAGCAAAGCGGTGGGGTTTTGTGTTAATACATTAACTAGTGGAGACAGTATTTTGTTTACTACTTCTAAAGCACCTTGTCCTAAGTTTTGCAAACTAGCTAGCAATCTATCATAAGGGTTTGCGCTTACATCAATAGCACTAAACTTATCCAAGCCTTCTTTTAGTACTGCTGTAGCAAAAGCCTGACGTCTTTCAAAATCACTTAAACTACCTGCAGTTTTTCCTATGCTTCGTGCATAGTCTTGTGTAGCTTTTTCAATTTTTGTAAATAAGCCTAATTCGTCTAACAGTTCAGGCTCTAGCTTACTAATACCTCTAGTCAAACGACTAATAGCGTCTGGCATGGCGACGCCCAATGCTTTAGAAGCCTTATTTGCTACCTGACCTAGTTGTTCCATTTGCTTTGACGACAGTCCAGCAGCAGTACCTTTAGTAGTAGCTTCAATAGCTTCACGCATACTAATAGAACCTTCGGTAACACTTACTAGTCTTTTAGCAATTGTGCCAAGAGCTTGTCCGCTTGAAGCACCTAACTGATCCATACCTTTGATCATGTTAGTAGTATCTGCTGCGTTACTTAATGCGCGGAAAGCAGCGCCTGCAGCAAACAGAT